TCAGGTGCAGACGTACAAACTTGTTCAGTATCATTACAAGTTGTAGGTATACCAACCGAAGACCTAACAGCGTAACAACCACAAACAAAGAACAGGGGCACACAAATGCTTAAATTACAAATATCTTGGGAATTAGAAACAGGTGAAAAGTTTGATGAATGGACAAGACCAATCGAACTTGCTATGGCAGAAAAAGAACTATATAACAATAAATCTATTGTTAGAGTTCTTATGGACGAAAGCACACCAAGTAACCAACTTCTTTTATTCCTTGGTCACAAAATACAACAACGTGTTACAAAAAAAGTTGAAAGTTTTGATGTTTGGAAAACCAAAGTCATCTCTATTGCAGCTTCTGATTTTGAGACAGCAAATTTTACCAAGCCCGAAGTCTTGGGCGAACAGCAGTCGAGTTAGCCTTAGCAACTGGGATAACACCCGATTATTGGCTCAATGCCGAACCCGAAATATGGGCAACGGCTATAGACATATTAAACGAGCGAGCTAATGGCTAAACAAATTCAAATAGTCAAAGTTGATAAAGACTATCGTGGGTTACTTCGTGCGTTTAGCAAAATGGACGATATTGCTAAAAATGATATGAAACAAATTGCTAGTTCGTTAGCAGAAAGAGGTGCTAATTATGCTAAAGGTGCAGCTAATAATGCGCCTTATAATGTTAAACAAGCACAAGCCGTTGCTGACTCGATTAAAATATCTAAGTCTGATAAAGCACCAAGTTTTAGTATTGGTGGTAATCGTAAAGTTGGGTCTAGTGCTTTTAGTGCTGGTTATGTGATAATGGGTAATGAATTCGGGTCAAAGCAGTATAAACAATTTCCTAGACGCTCTGGCAAGGGTGGTAAAGAGGGTTGGTGGTTGTATCGTGCTATGTCAAGATTTCAACCTACAATTGCTCAGGAATGGTTACAAGGTTTTGAAAAAGTTAGAGACGCTTGGACAGGTAGAGTTTAATGGCTGATATTAGAACACTTAAATTAGCTTTACTTGCTGACACAAAAGATTTTATAAAAGGTTTAGACAAAGCTGATAATGAAACTAGAAGTTTTAGCGACAAACTTGGCACAGCATTAAAGACTGGTGCTTTGGCTTTTGCAGCTCTTGGTGCTGCTGCTGGCGCTATGGCTATCAAAATAGGCAAAGATGCTATTGGCGCAGCTTCAGATTTTGCTGAAGAAATATCAAAAGCAAAAGTTATATTTGGCGACGCTTCTAAAGACATTGAAGCATTTGCTGAAACAGCTGCAGACTCATTAGGTCAATCAAAAAAACAAGCAGTATCAGCAGCATCAACTTTTGCCACACTTGGTAAAGCAGCAGGATTAACAGGAAAAGATTTATCTAAATTTTCTATAGGCTTTGTCAAACTTGCTTCAGACCTTGCTTCTTTTAATAACACTTCTCCAGAAGAAGCTATACAAGCAATAGGTGCAGCTTTAAGAGGTGAAGCAGAACCTATTAGAAAATACGGAATTTTACTTAATGATGCAACACTTAAAAACGAGGCTTTGGCTTTAGGTTTAATTAAATCTACCAAAGAAGCTTTATCACCTGCTAACAAAGTTCTTGCAGCTCAAGCAGCGATTTACAAACAAACTTCTGATGCTCAAGGAGATTTTGCTAAAACCTCAGACGGGTTAGCAAACAGCCAAAGAATACTTGCAGCTAACATTGAAGACGTTAAAACAACATTGGGTGAATCATTACTTCCAGTTGCTTTAAAGTTTTCTGATTTTCTTAAAAATGATTTTGTACCTGCAGTAAAAGGATTAGTTGATGGCTTAACAGGTCAAAGTAGAAAAGCTGCTGTACCAGCATTTTTAACTTTTGGTGAAGTTATAGAAGATTCAGAAACAGCAGGTTATGATTTAGGAAAAGCTTTACGTGAATTAGGTGATGGACTTGGTTCATTAGCAGGAATTTTTGACAGTAGCACTTCTGATGATTCAGGATTTGTAAGATTTATTAACTTATTAACAAGTATGGTTGAGGGCTTAGATTCTTTGTTTGCCAAAATCGATTCAGCTGTACAAAAGTTTAGAGATTTCAAGCAAGCCTTTGATGATTCACTTATAGGACAATTTGCAAGTGCATCAGGTCAATTTGCTCCAGATGCTCCATTGTCAGGCAAAGTAAAAGGTTTAGTAGGAATTAACACACAAAAACCAAATGTCACTATAATAAATCAATTCAAAGGTCCAGTAGACCAACAAGGATTTACTAGAGCAATAACTAAATCTACAAACACAGCAACTAAAACCACAGGTATAACACCTTTCAACTTCGGCTTTAGATAAACCTATGACAGTTTACTCACCAACTTATCGGGTCACTATTGCAGGTGTTGTACAAACAGCCGACATACTTTCAGGTGGCACAATCACCTATGGTCGTAACGATTTCTTTGAAGCAACACAACCAAGTTATTGCAACATAGAATTATTAAACCTTGATGGGGCAAGCCCAGTAGTTGAGCTGTTAGACCCAGTAATTATTGAAGTAACAAATTCAGCAGGTACTTATGTCAAATTGTTTACAGGTGAAGTCTCAGGTGTTTACAACAGATTAGAAGCTGCTGGGGCAAGTGGAAAACCTAATACTTTACAAATACAAGCCATAGGCGCACTTGGTTTACTTGTTAAACGAACAGCTGGTGCTATTAGTTATCCTGAAGAATTAGACGGCGCACGTATACAACGAATACTTGAAGAAACTTTATTTATTGCGTGGGAAGATTTAAGTAACACACAAACTTGGAACGATTTTACTACAGAGACTTGGGCTAATTATGGTGTACAAGGCATAGACACAATTGACCCAGGACGTTACGAAGTATTAGCTAGAACAGCTGAAATACAACAAGCATATATTTTAACTGATGAAACCCAACAATCAGGATTAGGCTACTTATATGACACCACAGATTTTGAAATTGGCTACGCAGACGCAGAACGAAGAATAACTAACTATTCAGATAACCTAATTGAACTAGACGCAAACCTTGCTAACGCTGATATTCAAACAAGATTACAAACAGCAGATATTGTGAACAGCGTTGTTATTCAATATGACGACCCAATACTTGAAGAAGCAGCTCAAAACGATAGTTCAATAAATGATTATGGTTTGTTGCAAGAAATAAGAAACACAATATTGGCTCAACAAATTGACGCCCAAGAGCAAGCTGTAAACTTTGTTAACTTTCGAGGAACACCTAGAACCTCACTTGAAGAAGTATCAGTAAATCTAGCTAACGATGCTATGACCAATACTGTTAGAGATGACCTATTAGCTGTATCTATGGACACTTTGCTTTACGTAGACAATATTCCAGTAGGGCTTATATCTTCAGGGTTCTTTGAGGGCTTTGTTGAGGGCTGGACTTGGACACTAGGTAGACGAAACCTTGAACTTACTATGTCTGTTTCTAACTCAATCTACTCAACTCTTGATGTACAATGGGAAGACTACAACCCATTAACCCAATGGCAGAATCTAGACAATACAACTATGTGGCTTGACGTTATTTAAGAAAAGGATAAACTAGAACAATGGCAACTACTACGACCAATTACGGGTTTGATATACCCCAATCAACAGATTTAGTTAAAGACGGCGCTACGGCTATTGCCACGCTTGGTCAAGACATAGACACAGCTATGAACACAGCCCTTGGTACTAAAAAGGCTGGAATGGTATTACTGAATACGACTAGTTTTAGTGGAGTAACTTCTATCTCTGCACCTGCAAGCACATTTAGCGCAACTTATGAAATTTATAGAGTTGTTTTAGATATACAAGCAGCAACGACTCAAGGTGATTTGAAACTTCGTATGCGTGCTTCTGGAACTGATACTACTGGTTCAGTTTATTCTTACAATCTTGTATTTTTAGCCAACTCATCTCAAACAACTTACAACTATATTGCAAGTATTGGAAATACAACAAGTGCAACAGTAGGTGTTGTTTCAGCAAGTCAAGAAGGTATTAACATTTTTGATATTCTTAATCCTTTTGCTTCATTAAATACTGCGTGGCTTGCACAAGGTAATAGTTTAGGTGCAGTTGATACTATGACGACTACTGGTGGTGGTCGTGTCAATGACACAACTTCTTATGACAGCATAACTTTATTTAACTCTGCAGGTGGCAACATTGCAGGAAAACTTAGAATTTACGGAGTGAACCAATAATGGCAAAAAGTGAAGCAATTAAAATACAAGTTGGCGAAGAAGTTATTGAATTAACAGGTACAGACAAAGAAGCATATTTGGCTGACAGAGCAACAATGCAAGAAGAAAAAGCACTACTTGAAGCCGAGTATAAAGCCAAACAAGATGCGCGTGAAAGTGCTATCAAAAAGTTAGCAGAAATAGCAGGACTAACAAAAGATGAACTTAATGCAATCCTTTAACTACAAACAATTATCACTAGCTGCAATTGCTTTCTTAGCAGCTTGGCAAGCAACAGACTTCGCCCTTGACTATCGTGCTGTATTAGGTGCTGTCGTAGCTGCTTCAATGGGAGCTATGAACCCTAATGCCAAAATCAAGACTAAGTAAAGCAGCTGAGCAATTACGCTCCGAAATAAATACTAAATATCCTAATCGCGATAAACGTAGTGACGGCTGGATAGGCGACACAGCACACAACGCACGTAAGTCAGACCACAACCCAGATAAACAAGGTTGGGTACGTGCTATAGATATTGACTCAGACCTTGTTAAAGGCTCATCTAAAGAATCCTGGCTATTAGCCGAACAGATTAAGACAATTGCACTTAAAGGCGACAAAAGGATTAGTTACGTAATCCATCAACACCGAATAGCCTCACCACGTCAAAACTGGGCTTGGCGTGTCTACAAAGGTGCTAACCCACACGTTTCACATATTCATATATCCTTTGATAAATCAAGCGACCTTAACGGAAAGGCATTTGGATTATGAGTAAACCTAAAGCAAAGAAAACTGTTATTGAATTACCAGATGTTATGGCTAGTGAACTTGTACGCATTATTAACACAGCTCACGAAGACGGCAAATTAATCACAGGATTTGTTTGTTGTTTAGAACTGTTTGACGGCAAAAAGAAAACAATTAAAATTGCAGCCAACCAAGATATGCCACAGCACTCAGTTTTTGGCATTATCAACTTTGCAGCTGAAAAGTACCAATTTACTCTTGCACCTGATGAAGATGAAGATGATGATTTTTATGACCCAAATTGGTTTGAGGGACAATGATAAATGAACTTATTGGCATTATTGGTTTGCTTATTACTATTCTTGTTTTGGTTATTAAAGCAACTACAGAAATTACTAAAATGAAATCTCAATTGTTTCCAAATTCTGGCACTTCTTTAGCAGATAAAGTGACACGCCTACAAATAGATGTTGTTAAAATTCGTAGTACTATAGATAGTATTAACTCACAGTTAGGTAAGAAACCTACACGAAAGAGGTAACTATTAAACGTTACGTCGTAATCTCAGATTTGCAATACCCTTTCATAAAGAAATCGTACGTTGAAGCATTATTAAACTATGTTGATTATGTTAAACCAGACAAACTATTGTGTGTTGGTGATGAACTTGATTGTCAGACAATATCAACCTATGCACGTGGAACAGCTCTAGAATTTGAGGGTTCGTT